TCAGAAGTCCCTCCAGTTGGCGGAAACGCTAGGGCGGTGAGGTTTTGGGACCTTGCGGCAACAGAGCCTTCTGGGAATAACCCAAACCCTGACTGGACAGTAGGAACATTGGTCCTATATGACTCAGGAGTTGCCTATGTGCTAGATGTCAAAAAAGCAAGAGTCAAGGGCGACAAGGTCGAGCAACTAATAGCTCAGACTGCTTCAGAAGATGGGCCAAATGTCTCGGTCAGAATGGAGCAAGAACCTGGCTCCTCCGGCAAGGCGCTGGTAGACCAATACGCACGATACATACTCCCTGGTTACGACTTCATGGGAATTCGTTCAACTGGTGACAAACTCACAAGAGCCAGACCATTTGCGGCAGCCGTAGCCAACGGCAATGTTCGGGTTGTTCGTGGTCCATGGTTGAGCGACTGGCTGGATGAAATGTCATCTTTCCCAGAAGCTTGCGACCATGATGACCAAGTTGACTCGGCTGTTGGGGCTTTTACATTTTTAGCTGGTTTGGGCTTGCCTTATCGTCGCCCAACCAGTATCATCATCTGACACCAACTAAACCCCTATTAAAAGAGGAAAAATGAATACTGAAGTTATTTTTGATGCAGAAAAGTTTGCTGTGCAAATTGCGGAAATATCAAAGCAGCTCATGGACGCAGATAGGACTTTTTCTGCATCCAGGGAACAAAATGTTGACATCGAGGAACTCTGCGAATCGCTTTCTACCCTTAACTTTTTGAAACAAGAACTCGCCTCTGTTTACGACACAGCAGCAAAAATAGTTGCTGACAAGATGGGTTCGCTCCCGATTGTCTCGCTATCAAATGGCACGACCATTGAAAAGAAGTCGGGAAGCGATAGGAAGTCGTGGGACCATGACGCACTGGCTTCAATCGTCACGCGACGGTTGGTTGAAATGTCAACAGACCTGGACACCGGAGAAATGAATTCAAGCATTGACGATATTGCCTCACAGCTGCTACGTTTCGTCCAGCCGTCGTACTGGCGCATAAAAGAGCTTTCAAAAATTGGTGTTAACGCAGATAACTACTGTCAAGTTTCAGAAGAAGTAAAAACAAGCATAATAATCCGAAAGGCAAAATGATGAGCAACGAAATTTACCAACTTCTCTCAGAGCAGTTCCCGCAGGAAATGGAGCGCACTCTCAATAAGGGTGGAGCTTCTTTGACATACATCCCAGTTAGCGAAGTTGTTAACAGGATGAACAAGGTAATTGGTGTTGGGAAGTGGTCGCTGAAAGTTCAAAGCTTTGTTGAAATTGGAGACTCAATCGTTGCACATGTGACGGTTATCGCTTCTATTGATGGCAATGAGGTCACCCGTGATGGAGTTGGTGGCCAGAAAATCAAGCGGGTGAAGGCCACCGGTGTTGCTGTTGATTACGGCGATGAGGTGAAAGGTGCAGTATCCGATGCCTTCAAGAAAGCAGTTCAAACATTTGGAATTGGTTTGTACCTTGCTCGAAGCGAAGACGCAATAGAGATTGAGCAGGTTATGGACGCTGAAGTTTCACGACCTGTCGAGCCTGTTGATGCCGAAAAGCTTGAGATGTGGAACACATTCATGTCGGTCACAAAGAAGATGACACCAGAACAAAAAGCAACGCTTCGCAAGGAGTGGGAGACATATAGCAACAATGCTCCCGTACCAAGCAACGCAGCCAGTCTCTCAAACGAGCAAATGGTTTTCCTTCTTGAGACGGTTGTGAAGATTGAATTCAATGCAGAGTCGCAACCAGGCGCGCAGTGATAATCGCCTCTGAACTACCATACGAACTTCCCCCGTATCTTTCACCGTCCTCAATATCAACATATGTTCAATGTCCTTTAAAGTACAAGTACTCTAGGGTTAACAAGCTTTCAGAGCCTCCTACGGAGGCAACGCTGATGGGCAACTTTGTTCACGATGTTCTTGAGTACTTCTATCTAAATATTGAACCAGCAGACAGGAATATTGCTTCGCTAAAAAACGTTAGCTCATCTATCTGGGCTAGTGGAGATTGGGCGGAAAAAGTACTTCCTTTCATTAAAGATGGACTCAATACTTTTAGGTGGAATTCCTGGTGGTGTCTTGAGAATATTTTTAAAGTTGAATCTCCAGTGGATGTTGTTCCGGCTGGAGTAGAAACTGAACTGAACGGAAGTATTGGTGGTTTTCAAATCAAGGGATACATTGACCGGTGGTCCACCCTAGATGGCAAAACAACAATCTCTGATTACAAAACAGGTAAGACTCCAAAAGCTAGGTATGTCGGTGACAAATTTACCCAGCTGCTGATTTACGCAATCGTTTTGGCCGATACAAAAGATGTTGAGATAGACCTAATTGAGCTTTTGTATCTAAAAGACGGAACTAAGTTTTCTAAAAAATACACAGCAGAAGATGCTAACGATGTTTCAAAAATGGTTGAAAATGTGGGCAGTCAGATAGCTGTTTCATTTGAAACAAATCACTGGGAGGCTATTCCAGCTGTTTTGTGTAATTGGTGTTATTTCAAAAAAGATATGTGTGAGTACTGGAACAATAAATAAGGAGATTAAATGAGTACTGTCCACTACACGATGAGCGATGATGCTTTTGCACACCTAGTTGCTCAGGACATAAAGAATAAAGTTAACGATAAGCAACGTGAGTTTTTGCGTGAATCGCAAAATGTTAACCGTTGGGCTAGGTGCTTAGATGCACTATTGCTAAATCTGAACGAGCAAATAGAAGACATTGAAAGCGATATAGAGTCAGACACAGAACAGTATTCTGCGCTTGGCGAAGATGGAGCTGCTCTCCTTGCAGAAGCAATGCACCATTACCTTGGACAAAAACGCAAGATTGAAAAGTTCAAGGGGTATGTGGCGCGAAAGATAAAAGAAGTAGCAGAGCTTGTTGCAATGCTGGAAAACGGAGTTTCGTCAGAAGACGACATCTTGGTTATGTGCAGGCAGGCAATCATCAGGCACAGGAAAGAACTGAACGATAACGACATTGAGCCAACCCCGTATGACGAAGCTCTGTGGGATGTTTTAAATGGCCGATGGAACTTTGAAGAAATTGAATACGATGGAGCGAACCTAATTGAGATATAGGTCTGCCAAAAAAGAAAAAGAATATGTTGAGAGGAGAAAGCTTGTTGCTCGACTTCTTGAAGAAAAACCATGGTGCGAGGCTTGTCCAGTTTTTGCTGAACACGATGGAAAGAAAATGTACAAACGCAATCAATCATCTGATTTGCACGAACTGAAGAGGCGCTCTCAGGGAGGGTCAATTCTGGATGAAGAAAACATAATCTGCGTTTGCAGACCGTGCCATACCAGAATTGGGAATTACCCGCAATTGGCTTTTGACCTTGGTCTGGCAAAACATGGCTGGGAAGAATAAATTCTTACAGAAGTTTTATTTCTGTTCTAATAATAATTAACACACAGAATATTTATTGCTGGTGTATTGTTGTAATCCTTAGGACCGTTATAGGCGCGAGGGCCGGGTGCACAGGGCAACGTGCGGCACCCGGTTCTTGCGTGTAATAAATTAACAAAATCCTCATATTTATTACCAGTTTCTATAAATATAGTTGGGTATAAAATCTCCTCATACGACTTAGGGAGGGGGTGGTCCATTTCTAAACGGGAAACCGTTGCAAGAAATATCCTTTACCTGGATTTGCCACTGTGAGAAAAAATCACAGTGGCTTCTTGCTTTTCTGGTGTAGTTTTAATTAAGTGAATAGAAAGATAATGGGCCTAGACCTATCGCTAACTTCAACCGGATGGTCGTGCGATGGTGAGTACGGAGTCATATCTTCAAAGAATAAAAAGACACAAAGACTTGTTGATATATCTAGTGAGATTTTAGAAAAATGCTCAAAGCACAAAGTTGAAACTGTGTTCTCTATTGGGGAGCTTGGCGGGGTTGTCAGATTTTGCTTGCTTCAATCTGGTTTTGAATTTGTTGAAGTCCCACCTACCGTTAGAGCCAAATTTGCAACCGGCAGAGGCAATGCGGCCAAGTCAGAAGTTGTTTCAGCAATATCAGCCAAGACCGGAATTGTATGGACCGGCTCCGGAGCGGACGATATGTGCGACGCTTGGATATTAGAAGAAATAGGTTTAGTCCACTATGGACAACAACGGTTTGATTGGCCTAAACTGAACATGTCAGCGCTTGAGAGCCTTGACTGGACACCAACTACTAGATAAAGGAAGAACCTTGAGCAGAAGTAGCCCGATTAGCCAGGTCGAAGTTGAAGAAGAACTTTTGCGTCTTGTATCTGTTCTTGAAACAGAAACAGAAGCATTTGAGACGCTTGCAGTAGATGCCGCAAAAAAAGAAGCCGCCTATAAGTCAAACTGGGCAAAATCATACCTTGGAGCAAAAGGCTCAATTAGGGAGCGAGAAGCATGGGCCGACTACCAAATGAATGACGAGAATTACGATTACAAAATATCGGAAGGTCTTGTAAAAGCAAAACGAGAACAGCTTCTATCTCTTCGCACATCAATTGATGCTCTTAGAACTCTTAATGCAAACGTTAGGTCGCAGGTATGAGGCTGAGCAAGAAGAACAAAAAGCTGTTCCCAGAAAAACTCACGAATGACAAAAGTTATTCATTTTCAATATTCAAAAACAAAGATAAAAAGAAGAAGAAGAAATGACAGAAAATATACATCCATCGCTGTCTGGGATGACGATACCGATAAGTCAACTTCGTCCACTTGAGAATAATCCACGGCGTGGAGACATTGGTGCGATTATTTCTTCCTTTAGGGAATTTGGACAAGTAACGCCAATAGTTGTTAAAGACAATGGCGATTCAACATTTACCGTCATATCTGGAAACCATAGGCTTGCGGCTGCAAAACAAATGGGATGGACGGAGCTTGCTTGCATTGATTTTGATGGCAACGATAAATCTGCAATTGCATTTGCCTTGGCCGACAACAAGACATCAGAGCTTGGAGAAACAGACCAATCAGTATTGATAGAAATGATTAATAGTATTTCCTCAGATTACGTTGAGCTTTTTGACAAGCTTGGTTGGGATGACTTTGAAATAGCTTCGCTTTCAGTCGATGAAATTAGAAGTTCTAAAAACGATAATCGTTCCGGATATGTGGCTCCCCCAGAAGTAAACCCTTTCAAACCACAAAACGATGTAGCTCCGTCTGTGGAAAAAAATTCAAACGACGAAAACATCTATGTTGCCTCAGATGAAGTAAACGAGACAGAAGCCGTGACCCGTGGAAGCTCTGCAGTAAACATCAAGGGTGGAGAAAAAGCTGTAGTCCAATACACGCTTGTTTTTGATGACTCTCATGCGGACTTCTAATGCCTAGACAGCGGATGTTTTTGTCAATGTCATGTGTTGACGCTGCTCGTGAGAGGATGCGTCACATTTACGACACCTTTGACACAGTGTGCATTCAGTTTTCTGGCGGAAAAGACTCAACAGCGATTCTTTATTTGGCAAAAGAAATACACGAAGAGCGCAATCTTGGTCCTGTGAAAGTTATTTTTAGAGACGAAGAAATGCTAAGTCCAACGATTGTTAAGTTTGTTGAAGAAGTACGCAACTATGAATGGGTTGACATGGAGTGGTATTGCCTGCCTATGGGCACAGATGTTTGGGTTCTTGGCAGACGTCAGTATTGCTTGCTGTGGTCAGCACAGCGTGCGAGGGAAGGCCGTCTAACCAGACAGATGCCAGAGTGGGCAATAACGGCAGAGGACTTTGGGCTTGACCCAAATAAGCCGATACCGCAGACAATTGATTACTACACGATGCAAGGCAAAAAAGGCAAGGTTGCATTTGTGATGGGGGTCAGGGCAAATGAGTCAATGATTCGTTATCGCTCATTGGTTCAAAAGCTTCACGAGAATTACATCGTTGTTCCGTACCGTTCAAAACGAAACATACCTCTTCGTTTTGCAAAGCCAATTTATGACTGGACAACTGATGATGTTTTTAAGTTCATCGTCGAGGAACACGGTGGAACATACTGCGAGTATTACGACCTAGCTTCTTCAACAGGAAGCAACACACGCGTAGGCATACCTTTGCACGCAGTTGCTGTTAGGCGAATAGGCGATGTTGTCGCAACCGAGCCAGAGTTTTACGACCGGCTATGGGAGATACTTACAAAAGGATTAGCTCAACGGGCTCTTGCCTACTCAGCAGAATTCCGTCGCAAGAGCATGAAGGAGCCGCTGTCATATCCTGTCCACTGGCTAATTAGAAATCTTCTGATGCATGAATTTATTGGAACATCGCCACACCCGATTGGTCCAGGGACAAAAGCCTATTCTCTTGCAATGAAGGAAGCTTCAGAACTTGCAGACATGGATTCGCTTGACATAAAAGACGAGAAAATGTAGGATTTGAAAATGTCTAATTCTCCAATTAACAATATCTCTTGGGTTGAAATTGAAAAGCTAAAACCGGCCGACTGGAGAACTACGCACACTCTCAAACCAGACCTTAAAGTCCTGGCTGGTTCAATACTGGATTTTGGCTGGACCAGTCCAATTGTTGTTCAGAAAGATTCGCTCAAAATAATTGATGGATTTCACAGGTGGGTCTGTGCTCAATCTGAACCAGTGAAGAAAATGGGTAATGGCAAAGTCCCAATCGTGATTGTTGATGTTGACGAGATAGACGCAATGCTTATGCATGTGAGGCTAAACCGTGGCAGAGGCGATGTTGTCACCAAACACTTATCCAATTTGGTTCGCTCTGTTGTGCATTCAAAGAAATACTCGATTGAGCAGATAAAAGATTTGCTGACTATGAGTAATTCGGAAATTGCAGCAATGGTTGACGGCACAGTAATCAAACAACGCAAAATCAAGGAGCACACATACTCCAGGGCATGGGTGCCAATTGAAGCTCCAAGCGAGCCAGAAATGCCTTCTCTGGAGCGTCCTCCAAACGCAGATAGGTAAGTTTCGGCTTTATCGGGATAGCTGGTGTAAAATACTCGGTAGTATTTGACCCGGAGGTCTTGATGAATTTTCCGTCGGATGTAGAGGATGAAGAGCTTACAGAAGAAGCTGTAGACATCATCCCAGAGCTTGAGCCAACAGGAACCGATTTGGTTCCTGTGCCTACCCCTGCCCCTCAAAGAAAACCAGCATGGTGGAGAAGAGCTGTTGCGTATTCAGTAAGAAGACTGGCAGACAGCCTCCAGTTTGGCCGTGGCGCAAGACAACGGACCCAGCCTGGTGAAGGTCGTAGTTTGGCTCGGGAGGCAAGAGGCCGAATAACTGGAAGGGGCTAGGTTAAAAAATGCTAGTCAGCTTGTCAGAATTAAAGACATACATGGACATATCTCTTACGCAACGGCAACAAGATGCCGTTGAAATGATACTCCTTGGCCTAGAGAGTGAACTTGAAGCGTTCCTTGGTAGACCAGTATCTCAAGAGGAAGTTACTGAAGAGCACGTTATCCCTTCTTATTTTCAGGGCGTCCCTGCAACATCTTTTTTCTATGACCACAGTCTTGACTCAACTGAAACAGGGCTCAACTATATTCAGCCTTCACAAATAATTTATGCAAGAAATTCACCAATAACCAATGTCAGGCAAGTAACAATTAAAAACTTGGCTTCTGTACCGGTGAATCTTGCTGAGGCCATGCAAAGAAAAGCCATAATCACATCTGCTTCGGTTAATGGTTCTTCTGTTGTTTTCACTGCCGACAATGAATTTACAATTGGGCAGAGAGTTACTGTTTCAAACATAACCCCATCAACTCTTCAAATTAGCGCAAGAGAAATAACTGCAGTAACTCCAACTACATTTACGGTTGGCGACGCTACTGGAGCAAATGGTTCATATGTTTCTGGCGGACTGGCTACGGCTACTGGAAATGATTACACCGTGCATAGATACGGAGTAGAACTTTATAGAGGATTTCCAAATGATGTTGTAAGTATCACTTACACCGGCGGTCTTGATGGCTCAGCAATAAAAATGTTTAAGTTGATGATTCTTAGAGCTGCTTCTCGTGAAGTACAAAACATGCATGACGATGTTGTCGGTCTTAAAGACTTGAACACAAGAAATGTTGCACCACTTGAAACAGGGTTCCTAGAAAAAGAATTAGCGGCAATGAAGTCGTATAAGAGAAGACGAATTGCGTAATGGATGCTCCAAGAGAGATTTATCGTTCGTTAAAAGTTGATACTGATTTTGATAAAAAATCATTATTAAAAGTAATTGGGGAAATAAAAGCCTTAGAAAAAGCTATTGATTCTATTGGCTCAAGTTCGCCTGGTGGTTCACGGGTTGAATTTGAACCTGATTTTTCTGAAGCGTATGAATTTCTTGCCGAAATTGGTGCTCGAGGTTCGTTCACTGCTCCAGTTTTTCCGGTGTTAAAAAAGCAAATACAGGCAATGAATGCAGCCAATTTTGCAACAAACGGACTACAAACTGGTGGATGGAAACCACTTGACGCAAAATATGCAGCATGGAAGTCAATTCGTTTTCCAGGTGCTCCACCTATGGTTAGAACTGGCGCATTGATGGAATCGCTAACGACAACCCCTCTGGTGCAAAAAGAAACCACAACATCTTTTGAAATTGGAACAGCAATACCTTACGCAAGATTCCACCAAACCGGAACTTTTAAAATGCCAAAAAGACAAGT